GTAAAGTTATAAGAGAAGAATTAAAAACGGTTATAAAAAGCGAATTAACTGAAATTTTGTCAGAAGGATTAAAAACTACAGTTAATGAGATAAAAAATAACAATATAAATAAATCAAAATCGTCTCATAAAATAAATTCTAAAAATACATTTAAAGAAAATAAATTTGCAAATATTTTAAATGAAACTGAAAAATTAGTAGAAAGTAGAACATCAGCTGATTATGCAGATTTAATGAATGAAGATATTGTCATGACTTCTAAAAATGCACAAGGATTTGGAATGCAAAGAAATATGAGTCAGGTAGCTACAATAGCAGATCCTGAGTCAGGACGACAAATGCAAGTTGATCCTAGTATACAAAAGGCAATGACAAGAGACTATTCTGCGTTAATGAAAGCAATAGATAGTAAGAAAGTAAGATAATAAATGGGATACAAAGTTCTTCCTATAAACGATATAAACTTAACTCCAAATGTTGCAATTGGTGTAAAATTTCCTTTTGACGGAAAAGGAATATTTCAAAAATCATTTACAACTGATGAACAAGCATCTACTAATATAAAAAGTTTATTACTAACTAGAAAAGGAGAACGATTTGAACAACCAAACTTTGGTACTGATTTATTAAATGCATTATTTGAACCAAATACGTCTGAATTAAAAACGTTTATTGAAGAAACAATAACAACTGCAGTTGCTTTTTGGTTACCATATATTGAAATAGTTGATTTAGATATTGCAACACAAGAAGATGATCCATTACTAATACATAAAATTCAAATTAAAATAACATTTTCAGTAACAGGTACAGGATCAGAACAAGTAATAACAATATTTGCAGGAGAAGATGGAATAGTAACTATTGAATAAGGTAAATTATGGAGATAAAAAAAGATATATCATACTTAGGAAAAGATTTTGGTCAATTTAGAAAAAATTTAATAGATTTTACAAAACAATATTTTCCAAATGATTATACAGATTTCAATGAATCATCTCCTGGTATGTTGTTTATGGAAATGGCATCTTATGTTGGTGATGTATTAAGTTATTATTCTGATAATAATTTAAAAGAATCATTATTAGAACAAGCTGCGGAAAGAAAAAATATATATGACTTAGCAAAAACATTAGGATATCATGCTAGAAATGTTATTCCATCATATACTACATTAGACGTATTTCAATTAGTACCAGCAATTGGATCAGGAGTTAATAATCGTCCGGATTATACATTTGCATTAAGTATTAAGTCTGGACTTCGTGGTAAACAAAATAATGGACCTACACAATTTAGAACATTACAAGATGTAGATTTTACATTTTCATCTTCTTTAGACACAACTGAAGTAACAGAATATGAAAGTGATGATGCTACTGGTGAGCCTACTTATTATTTATTAAAAAAACAAGCTCCTGCAGTGTCAGGAAATGTTAAAACAGCAACGTTTACATTTGGATCTCCTAAACCATATGATAAAATTGTTATTAATGATTCTAATGTTATAGATATCATTAGTATAACTGAATCTGACGGAGATGCATGGACTAAAGTTCCATATTTAGCACAAGATACTGTTTTTACTGAATTACCTAATTTAGCAGAAAATGATCCAGATTTTGCACAATTTAGAGACTCATCTCCATTTTTATTAAAATTAAGAAAAACATCAAAACGATATGTTTGTAGATTACGAAGTAATAATACTTTTGAAATACAGTTTGGAGCTGGTATAAGTGATAATAATGATGAAGAAATTATTCCTAATCCAAAGAATGTTGGAAATGGATTACAAGGATTTTCAAGAAATCTAGATGTTGATATAGATCCATCCAATTTTTTATATACAAGAGCATATGGACAAGCTCCTTCAAATACAACGTTAACAGTTACATATTCAACCGGAGAAGGAGTAAATGACAATGTTACTTCAGGAATAGTAACCGATATACAATTTGTAGAATTTTATGATGATCCTAATAGCACATCTAGTGCATCAATGTTAAATTTTGTCAAATCTAGTTTAGCAATAAATAATCCCAATCCAGCTACTGGAGGTAAAACTGCAGACACTACTCAAGATATTAAAAATAATGCAATGTCAAACTTTGCAACTCAAAATCGTACAGTAACAAAAAATGATTATATTATTAGATCATATGCAATGCCTTCTAAATTTGGATCAGTTGCAAAAGCATATATAGTTCCAGATGATCAATTATCCCAAGGAAAATTTGTTTCAAATCGTGTTCCTAATCCATTAGCATTAAATTTATATGTATTAGGTTATAATCAAAATAAAAATTTAACACAACTAAATGATGCAGTTAAAAATAACTTGAAAAATTATTTATCATATTATAGAATGTTAACAGATGCTGTTAATATTGCAGATGCATTAATTGTTAATGTAGCTATAGATTTTGAAATAATAATTAGAAATAATTATAATTCAAACGAAGTATTATTACAATGTATTGATGTTCTTAAATCATATTTTAATGTTGATAATTGGCAAATTAACCAACCAATTCTAAAAGCTGAGGTAATGAACGTTTTAGGAGCTGTAGGCGGAGTACAAAACGTTGTTGGAATAGATTTTAAAAATGTATATGACTTAAATGTCGGATATTCAGGAAATGTATATGATTTAGTAGGAGCTACAAAACAAGGAGTAATATATCCTCCATTAGATCCTGCAATATTTGAAATTAAATATCCTAATCAAGACATTAAAGGAAAAGTAGTAAATTATTAAGGTAAAAAATGTTTAAAATAATATATCCATCAGCTGACGCAACATTATATGAATCATTATCAACATATAATACTGGATTAGATGAAGTATTAGAAGTAGGAAAACGATTAAGTACGTCTGGAAGTAATTTTTTAAAGTCAAGATCGTTAATTAAATTTGATATGAATGATGTAACTAATGCAGTCGACAAATATAATGTTGATTTAAATAGTTGTAAATTTATGTTAAAACTTTATACGACTCATGCAAAAAATTTACCAGCAGCATATACAATAGATGCAAATCTAGTAGGAGATGATTGGGATAATGGAACAGGATTCCAAAATGTAACAACTCCGATTATTGATGGATGTTGTTGGGATAATCCTAAATCAGGATCATTCTTTTGGACTTCTGGATCTCAATTACAACAAGTAAATGAAACAAGTTTATATATAAGCGGATCTGGAAAAGGTGGTAGTTGGTTATATCAATCAGGATCTGGAGTTTATAGTTCTAGTTTTTTCTCACAATCATTTTTTGATCAGCCTGGATTAAATGTCTCTGAGTCATTTGATTTACGACCTACTGATCTTAATATAGATGTTACAGGAGCAATTGTTACTTGGATAAGTGGATCAGATAATAAAACAATTCCTAATTATGGATTTTTATTAAAATTTTCAGAAGAAGATGAAGCTAGCACAAATGTTTCTGGATTTGTAAGATTTTTTAGTAGAGATACTCATACTATATATGTTCCTAGAATATTAATGTTATTTGACAAATCATCATTTGATACAGGATCACTATCAGAATTTGATTTAGATTCATATAAAATATATACAAATTTACAAAAAGAATATAAAGATACTAGTGTAAATAAAATTAGAATTTATGCTCGAGATAAATATCCACAAAAATCTCCAACTAATTTATTTCCGCAACAAACCGTAAAATATTTACCAGCAGATACATTATATTCAGTTATTGACGCAGGAACTGAAGAAGTTGTTATACCATATGATTCTCAATATACAAAAATAAGTTGTGACTCTATAGGAAATTTTATTAATATTGATATGACAGGTTTAATGCCCGAGCGATATTATAGATTAGCATTTAAAGTAGTTTCTGGTTTTTATGAAGAATTTATTGAAGATGATTTATTTTTTAAAGTTGTAAGATAATATGTTAATAAAAAATTTAAAAAAATATCCAAAACAGTCCCAATTGGGATCTAATATTAGTAATATATTAGGAAATGCTCAAGGGATTGTAAATCAAGCTGTAAGTAATGCAGTACAAGAAAATTTATATACAGCTGGTGGTGAATATGAATTGCCTGATGGAACTGAATTCATAGGAGATTATCATATTCATCCAGTACAAGGACCCATGGTTGGAGCTACTCATTCGAGTGGTGCACATGCTTCATTAACTTCAATTAGCACTTTAAGTTCTAATAGACCAATTACTCCTGTAAATACTAATAGACCAACTACAACTGTCGGCGGAGCATTAGTAGGAAGATCTAATACCGGAATGGCTCCTCCACCACCAATAGCTCCTACTATGCTATCTGATTTAGAATATGAAAAATATCGTGTTAGTGGATCTGTATATAAATCAAATATTAAATCATTTAATGATCGTGATTTAAAAGGAAATATACAATTAAATGAAAGTGCTAGTTTAATATCTGGTAATATCAATGAAAAATTAGTATTCGAACCAATTTCAAATAATTTTACAAATAGATCTGTTTTATCTGCAATTGATACTCAATTTACATTTTTTAAATTTCCAGCACAAATATCGACCACTGTTCAAGATTTAGAATTTGATGAATCAGCATTAGATATTGATGTACAAGCTGGTATATTAAGCGATCCATATCAAGGTAAATTAATTAGAAATCAAGCAGACTTTAGTAAAGGACTTTATCTTGTACAAGGAACAGGAAAACGAAAATTTGAAATAAAAGCTAATAGTATATGGGCATTAAAAAATAATTTGAAACCATTTTCAAATATAAATGATAATATAGATGGTAAAGATGCTGGCCAAAGAAATGATACAGGCGATGATGGCGTTTTAGATAATACATTTTTAAATGTATCTCCGGGAATTTTTGATGGATATGAAATTTTAGATCCATATTATCCAGAAGATGCATTTGCAGAAGGAAATGTATATGGAAAGATACAAGTTACACTAACAGAACGATATACAGGATTACCATTACCATCACAACCTTCTCCTAAATATGAAATTGAAATAATAGGTAGTAGTTTTGGTAAGATAAAATATAGTGATATTAAACCTGATACCTTTAATCCTTCAGATGTCGACTCTGTAAGGAGAAACAAAACAACAAGACTTACTGAATTTGATATTGATGAAATGTTAAACAGTACTATACAAATTAATAGTAATTTACCAGATGATTCAAGTTTTACTGGTATATATAATGACTCATATGCAAACTATCTATTTAATAATGTAAGCATAGATTTAACAAATGGGTCTTCTTATCTTAATTTTGTGCAAAATGCATTTAGAAATTTTGTTGCAGGGAATAGTCAAGGATGGGATATTCAACAAATTGCTGAAAGAGATAAAAAACCTAAAAACTTTTTAGATGGATTAAAAAGTCCTGGCGATCCATCCGGTAATTCAGGGTGGGGTGGAAATGTAACATATTATAGAATGCAATCTGGTAGATTAGATGAAGAGGATGAAAAAACTAGATTATATAGACTTAGAATTCCAATTCCATCAACTGCACTAACAAATAACGGATATAGTTATAGAGTATATAGAAGTTCAGGAGATATTACTCATTTGCTGACAACGAGTACTGGAATTCGAGCTAAAACGCATGCAAATATTGCAGCTAATTCTGGAGTTCCTTTTGAAGATACTACAAATCTTTCAAATGATCGTAGTGGATTTTTCTTAGATATGAATGAAGTATTTCCAAACAATTCATTTCCTAAAAATTCTACAAAAAATATTGAAATTGAAATTGACACGTTTTCACCAGCTGGTGGAACTGTAGACTTATCATTTATATTTGTTGGATTAAATAGATGGTCTGGTGGAACTTCAAATTCAGATGGATCTGATATTCCGACTAACGACATCAAAGTTGTTCCAAATACTATTCTGTTTGAAACTCCAAGTTCTGGAAATCAAATGTGGGATTCTAATATACAAGATTACGGTAAAAATTGGGATAGAGTTGATAACCTTAGAAATTGGAGAGCAACAAATTCAGATGGTTCAGATTATTTAGTAAATGATTGGAATAATGCTACTAGTATTAAAAAAGTTCCTAATGGAAATGGAGTATATAGTGGATTTATAAACTAATAGAATGTATATATGTTAAAACAATATTCAAATAACAAACAAATAATAGATGCTCCAAGTGCTATAGAAGCACAACGATATTCTGGTGTTGATAAGAATACATTTATTAGAAATATTAATCAATTTATTTTAAATCAATCTTTTCCTGACGTAGAGTTTCATGTATATGCAGGAGAAGATTGGATTACTGGAAAATATGATTCTGTAAATTTATTTAATATAATTAATAAATCAAATTTTGTTGATGAAAATAATAATATAATACTAAGTAATTTTCCTTTAAAATTAGATTTATTTGAACAATTTAATGATCTAGGTTTAACAGCTGGTAATTATAGATTTATATTAAATTTCTTTGAAAATAAAATTGGTAATTACAATTCACCAGCATTAGCTATTGATAAAATAGCTCCAAATAAAAAAGAAATACGTTTACGATTAATTGATGATCAAAATGGACAACATTTACAAGGAATGTCTAATTGGGCAGCAAATATAAATCAAACTGCATTTAATACTCAACCCCATGAAACATATGTATTGAATTTTGGACGTAATCAAACTATACATTTTGTTAATAGTGTAGTAATAGGTAAATATTTATTTGTCAAAACATTAGATCCAGTTGATGAATCAATATTTAAAAAGAATTTTAAATGTTGGGTATCTAAAGAACTTAAATTACCATATGTAGATTCAGTATCAATTACACCAGCAGCCGTTATAGAGCAATTTAATACTTTACAAGGTGTTAATTGGCAAGCGTATGATGATGCATTCATGTCATCTGAAACTACATTAAAAAATTGGAATGACTTATTGGGATCATCATTACAAACATCTCAGCAAATTATTGATACTTATTTTTCAGGATCATTATCAGGAGTAAATTTAAATATTGATTATACTGATTTTAATAATTTTGTTTTTTATAGTTCAGCTACAGAGCGATTATCAAATTTTAAATATAAATTAGAACTTCTAGAATATTATACAAAACAATCTGCATCTAATTCTGCATTAAGTGGAGGAACATCTACAACAAACGCAGCTGATTTTAAATCATTACATGATAACTTAATTGGAACATTTGATCATTTTGAAAACTTTTTATATTACAAATCTGAATCAGGATTATTTACTAATGATATTCCATTAATTGATCCGAATGTATCATTCATAACGGGTAGTTATATAACACCAGTACCAAAAGGTAATTTGAATAGACCATATACATTGTATTCTGTTTCTAGTAGCAATTTTGAAAATTGGTATTCTGGAACATATTCTTCTGCATCGTTATATGATAAACGTAATAATAATCGTTTAACAAGAACAGTACCAGAATTTATTTTATTAGATGAAAAAAATGAACAGTTAGAAACATTTGTAAATATGTTAGGACATCATTATGACTTATTGTATACATATACAAAAGAAATGATGAAAATACATAATAGAGATGAACATCCTCAAGTTGGAATGCCAAATGAATTATTATATTCAGTTGCAAAACAATTTGGTTGGACTTTAACAAATGGACATCAATATCAAAATTTATGGGAATATATATTAGGCACTGACGAATCTGGAACTCCTTTAACTGGATCTAATACTGTTGGAGAACCTTCATTACCAGGCCGAGAAATGACTTATTTAGTATGGCGTAGAATTGTAAATAATATACCAGCATTATTAAAGTCAAAAGGAACAAAACGAAGTATTCAAGCATTATTAGCATGTTATGGTGTACCACAATCATTAATAACAATAAAAGAATATGGCGGTCCTAGAATTGCAAGAAAACCAGTATACGAAAAACTAAATTTTGATTATGCATTAGATTTAATAGATAATAGTGCTGGTATTGTACAAGTAGATTATAAGCAACCAATTAATTCAGTTGAATTAAGATTTAAAGTAGATGATGTAATAAAAAATCCTACAGTACCAAGTTCAATGAACTTATATTCTATCGGATCTAATAATGTTACTATTGATTTTGTACGTGGAACATTAGGTACATTAAGTATAAATGGAAGTGCTACACAACAAATTGAATGTTATAATGGAGAATATTTAAATACTATATTAAGAAGTGGGTCATTAGGAACATTAGAATTAGTAGTACAAAAATCAAAATTTGGAAAAATTGTAGCTGCTGTTTCTTCTTCAGCAACAGCAAATTTTGCTAATACTGGAACATTGACTATAGGAGGAACTGCAGGCGGTTCTAGATTAGAAGGACAATTACAAGAACTACGATTATGGACTTCTAGTTTGCAAGATGATCCATTTACTAATCATACAAAAGCTCCTTCTGCATACGATGGAAACAATAGTGCATATGATGAATTAGTATTTAGATTACCATTAACAGAAAATATAAATCATTCAATAACTTCTAGTTTGGGAGGAGTAGAACCAATTTCTTCTAGTATTTCAGCATCATTTATTGGGTGGAGTTCTGATAATCCATATGATTCAATTGAAGAAACATATTATTATGATGGTATTTCTATAGGAGCTGGAACCTTTGATGATAATAAAATTCGTATAGAACCATATACATTAACTGATAATTTGAGTAGCACTAATAGAGCTTCATTAGCTAAATATGATACGGCTCCATTGGATTTAAATAAATTAGGAGTATATTATTCTCCTCAAACAATGATAGATGAAGATATTATAGCACAATTAGGATATCAAAGATTAGATCAGTTTATTGGCGATCCAGAAGATATGAATAAAAAATCATATCCAGAATTAATACAATTAGCTGCATCATATTGGAAAAAATACAGTAGTAAAAATGATATTAATGCATTTATTGAATTATTTTCATTATTTGATTTATCATTCTTTAGGCAATTAGATCAATTAATACCAGCTCGTGTTGATAAAATAAAAGGATTATTAATACAACCTAATTTACTAGAACGAAGTAAAGATTCAGTTTTTAGTAAACCTGTACAATATAAAAATAATACATATTCTTCATCAATTGATGACATTCCTCCAGTTATAAGATCTATTAATAACACATTTACTTCTTTATTACCTAATACATCTCCTGATTTCAATGCAAAAGTTAATAATACATCTGGATCATTAGCTATTAGAAACATGTATGTAGCAAATAGTTCAGCATTAGGTCATAATATTAATGCAAATATTTCTGCAGAAGCTTCTCTAGGTGCAATAAATCATAGATATAATGGATGTAAATTAACTGGTCCTGGAATTAATATTCCAACACAAAATTTTCCAGACGGAGCTCCGGTTATAAGTAAAACTAAAGTTGAAACTAGTAAATTGCGCACAGGCGAAGGAAATACTGATAAAATATTTAGTGGTGATAATGATGGTGAAATAATAATAAAAGAAGATCCAGAAGTAATAATTAGTAAAAATGATCCTACAATTGAAACTATAAAAAATAATCCAGTTAAACCTGGAGGTAGTATTTATAAACGTGGTGAAGAGACACCTATTAAAAAACCGCCAACTACAAAACCAATTAATAGAGGGCAAGGTGGAAAAACAGAAAATACTAAACCTGTAACAAGAAGAGGTAATACAACAAGAACAAATACAAGAAGTGGTGAAACAACAAGAAGTGGTGAAACAACAAGATCTAATCAAACTTCAAGAACAAATACAAGAAATAGTGAAACAACAAGATCTAATCAAACTTCAAGGTCAAATACAAGTAGTAGTGAACCAACAAGAACAAATACAAGAAATAGTGAAACAACAAATAATAGATCAAATAGAAATAATAGATCAAATAGAAATAATAGATCAAATAGAAATAACTACTAAAAATTTTTGATTATGATATTTATTAGAAATAAAGGATATAAACATGGGATATTTAGATAATACATCAATAACGGTTGATGCAATATTAACAAATAAAGGACGTGAATTATTAGCACAAGGAGCTAATGCGTTTAATATTACACAATTTGCGTTAGGAGATGATGAAATAGATTATACGTTATGGAATCCTGCAGATACTAGAGGTACTGCATTTTATGGAGCTGTAATAGAAAATATGCCAGTAACAGAAGCTATTCCAGAGCAAACTAAAGCTTTACGATATAAATTATTGTCATTGCCAGGAAATAACGCTCAGTATATACCAAAAGTATCTTTAACTCCGTTAGCTCCAGGAACAGTCAATGGAGATGGAGGAACAATTACATTTAACATTGCAACATCAAATTATCCAAATGCAAATCAAACATTAGGATATACTGCGATATTACAAAGTGATGCATTTGGAACGTTATCACCAGCAGCTGGTACAGCTTTACAACAACAACCAGCTATTTCTACAGATCCTGGATCAATTGCTGTTGTTGGTACTGGTAAATTTGATTTAATTGTTGGACCAAATCCATCAACTACAAAAACAAGATCAACAACATTAACATTCTTCGCAAACGAAACAGGAGGTGAAATTTCTGTAGATGTAACGCAAGCTATTAGAACTGCTTTAGCTTCTACTATTGTAGCGAATAATATTGCAACTTTTTAGGATATTAAAATGAATAAATTAATTTTAAAATTAAAAAAATTATCAAATCAAAGTCAAACATTTCAACAATTAGGAGTCAATGATATAATTGACGCGTCTAAAGAAACAGTTACAGATGCGTTGTGGAGTGATGATGCATCTGCATTATCAACATTTTTTACATCTTCAACATTAACTAATGCACAAAAAGAATATTATGTTAATGTAAGTCAAAAATCACCTAGTGATACTGGATCAGCTGTACAATTTGCTATAGCATTTGGTGATCAACGTGGAAGTGGATCTTTAAATAACGGCGGAGGAACATTAGGAGATGCTCCAAGTAAAGCAATTTATTCTCAATATAAACAACTTTTATTAGGAGAAGCTGAATCTGCGTTTACATTTGCAACTGGATCATCTACTTATACTACACCTTCAATTTATGTTTTAAATATCCAAAGAGCAAGAACAAAAGAAAGATTAGATCCTGGAAATTGGGAACTTCCGTTAATTAGTATTGGATCAAGAGAAACAAATGGTACTGGTAGTGTTGTTTTAACTGGTACTACTAAATTATTATTAATCGACGATTCATCTACAGAAACAGGAGTTTCAGAAAATGAAATTGCTGACTCATATAATATAGTTTCTGGAAGTATAACTGATGGTATTCATAAAAGAAATTCAACAGAAATACAATATTATGGAAAAGTTTATCCACAACATAGTGTATTAGTTTTAGATGCAGAAAAATTAGATAGACAATTGGCATTTGATACTAATACTGGATCAAATTCAGCCGGACATAATCATTATACATTATTTCATTCAATATCTGGATCAGCAGCTGCAGAATCAGGATCATTTAAAGCAAGAAATAAAGAAACTATAAGTAGTACTTTTTATTTTGTAAGACTTTTTAATGGAGATTTTAATTATTCAAATAATCCATCATATACAACGGGTAGTGATTATCAAATAGTAAATGAAAGTTATTGGACACAACCAGTATCATATATAACTACAGTTGGACTATATAATGATAGTCAAGAATTACTAGCTGTTGCTAAATTAAGTCAACCAATTAAAAAAGACAAAAAATCAGAATTAAACATTCGAGTTAAATTAGATTATTAATTTTTTCATTGATTTTAGCCCTGTTATATTTATATTAAATTAACAGGGTTTAAACTATTATGTCATCAATTACAGATTATCCCGGAGAAACGGTAAGTGCATTGAAAAAAATTGATCCAAGCGATCTAAAGTTTCATCCAATGCAATTAAATAAACGTTTTACGATGTTATCTGGGAGTACTACTTTACATACACCGTTACAAGCATATTATATTGATAAAGTGTTAGAAACATATGTAACTGGTGAACAAAATAGTAATGGAACATATAAAACAATAATATATAAATCAATTGATCAGTTATTTTATAAATTTAATAATACTCCTACTGATATATATCAAACTTCTTCAATATTTAGTATACCACAAAAGAAAATGGGTCAACAAATTAAAAATGACTCTTTTACATATTCTAGTGCCTCATTAAATTTAGCTTCATATCGTTCTGGTTTAGTTTATGATAGTAATATGATTACTTCTTCATTTCCTAACACATTAGTTTTTTATGAAGGATTTAATCAATATTTTAACGAAACAAAAATAGCATATACAGAAAGTCAAAACGTTAGTTATGTAGATGGAGTATCAACTACGGGTGGTAAACAACAACCTATAGGATTATCTGCATTATTTTCTGGTAATGGTTATATATCTAGAAATATACAAGGAGAATATAATAAACAAAAAAATTATGCTATTTCATTTTTTATATCAGGAACTAATGATACAAATAATGATCAATTAATTTTATCAAAAGCAGATCAATTAAGTAGATTTCCATGTCCTTTCAATGTAGAACTTAGTGGTAGCAATCAAATTAAATTTAGTATTCGTGGTAATAATACAAATAATATTGCATTAATTACATCATCTGCAGATGTATCTTCATCTTGGACTCATGTTGTTTGTCAAAAAACTGGTAGTGATATTGAATTATATATTAATGGAACAAAACATTCGTCTGGTAGTTTTGATTTTTTAACTGATAATTTAAATACATATGTAAATTCGCCAAGTAATATTTCAAACAATTACAATCTAAATATAGGCGGTTATAACACAAATAACACTAATTTACAAGGTTATCTAGATGAAATTAGGATTTATAACAAAGGATTAACAAACTCGGAGATAAGCACTTTATCGGACCGTAGCGAAGGTGGAGGAATGCTTCAAACAAATATCGTTGGAAATGTTTTTAGCAAAAAAGGATTTGTCATAATATCAACTCCAGACTATAGATTTAATAATTTAATAACTAGTGCATATACTGCTAGTTATGAAAGTTCAATTACAATGTATGAAATGAATTCATTATGTAGAATTAATTCTGGAGAGTTCAATGTTACACAAAATCATTCTGCATTAACAGAAAATAATAATCAATATTTAAATTATTTAACTGGTAGTATATTTACTCCATATATAACTTCAATAGGATTATATGACCCAGCTGGACGTTTATTAGCAATTGGAAAATTAGGACAACCAATTAAGAAGCGTGATAATGTTGATATGAATATTCTTGTTCGATTAGATTTAGATACAAAACCATTTAAAATATTAAATGAAATTACTTCATCTACAAATACTATAACTACTAATACAACTAGTATTCCTACTGCAACAACTAGTACTTCTACCGGTGGAGGAGGATATTAATGATTAAGTTAAAAAAAATATTAACAGAATTAAGTAGTGATCGTGCAGATCAATTATTAGATAAAATTAAAAATAAACAATTTTCATTTGTAGGAAGCGGAGATAACGGAAAAGTATATCAACTTGATGGAGAAGATTTATTATTTAAAACAACTACTGAACCAGATGAAAAAGCAGTAGCTGATGTTATAGTAGGTCGTTCTAATGAATTTAATACATTTATTCCAGTACATTATAGTCATGATACTAAAAACATGTATATTTTAAGTAGAGCTGAAAACTTATCTGAACGAGAAAAATCTGAGTTACAATTATTTTATAATAATTTTAAACAATATATGCGACAAGAAGGTCCTAATGCTACAATATTTGATTATTTAAATACAGAAGAAACAAGACAATACTCAACTATATTAATTAATTTTTTACGAGCTTTAGAACAACAAGTTAGAAAAACTAACATTGGAGATTTAGATCAAACATTAGATTTTAAACCAGACAACATAATGAAATGGAATGGAAATCTGGTAATGATAGATTGGTAATATTTATATAAAATGAATAACAAGAAATATATAGAAAATATAGTATTAGAACAATATTATAAATTAGCAGTAGACTCATTGTTTGAACAGACTGATGATGGATATAAATTACGATCAATAAAAATTGAACCGTTAACAGATAAACAAAAAGCTGCATTGAAAAAAATACCAGGCGGAGTACAAGGATTTCAAATAATTGCAAAAGGAAAAAATTTAAAAAATAATATTACCCATCAACAAATTGTTAGATCTATACAATCAAGTAGGCAATATGGAGATGGCAGTGCATATGGACAAGGGCTTTCTAGAATGTTTGTTGTCGACAAAGTAGATTTAAAGAAAAAAGAAAATAGAAAACAAATTTGGGTAGTTTTTATAACTAAATTAAAAGAAGATGATATAAAAAAAATAAATAAACTACCTAAAATTGGAAATTCAAGTTATATTATTCCTAAATCTAATTTTCCATCTGTTGATCCTGAGTTAGATAACGTGGTAACAGTTGTGTCTAATCCAATTAAAGTTAATATAGAAAAAAATGATAATAAAGTAGATCCACCTACAAAAGAAGATGAAATAGAAAGTGATGAAGTTGATGAAACTCCACCTACATCTGCAGGAGTTCCTTCGTTATCACCAATGAAACTTATATCATTGCCAAAAGGTCAGCCTAAAGCATCAGATACATATGGATTTACAAATTTAAAATCTGCATTTACTGGAGATCGTGATGGAAGTTATGCTAAAACAAAACCTACATTGTTAACATTTTTAAAACCATTTCAAAGTATACCTGGATTTGGATTTACTTCTACTAAACGATCTAGTAAACTATCAAGAGCTGGTAATATTAGTGATCATTGGGATGGAAATCCTACATCATATGGTGTTGATATAGCATTAAAAGATATGCAAATAAATGTAGGCCAAGAAACAGATAAAGATGTTGTTAAAGATACTATAGGAGATAAAATATTTTTATCCATCATGAAAGCAATTAAAAAAGGTATTCCAACAAAAGGAGGAATATTTAAAGCAAATCCAATTACTGGATTTAGAATTCAAGTAATTTGGAGAACCGCAGATCATTATGATCATATACATGTAGGACTGCGAAATGAAGTAGCATTTAAAAAGTTTTCTAAAAACAATCAAAATAATCAAGATGATGCAACTACTACAACCACTAAAATATCAGATTCAAATCAAGATGTTATAGATAATGATGAGGACTTTTAATATGAATAAAAATAAATTAAAAAATATAATTTTAGAAGAATATCAAAAAATTAAACAACAGTTAAATGAACAAACATATATAAGTATTAAAACTGGTAAAGAATTAGATATTTTAACATTGAAAAAGAAACACGAAAAACTTCCAGATAAATCTATGTCTTTTGATGATTATATAAATTATTTGTTACAAAATAATAAAATAAAAAAGAAGTCATCATCTTCATCTAATTCTAATAATTCAGAATATGAAACTAAAATACTTAATCCAATAAATAAATTATCACAAGAAATAGATGACTTTTGGAGTGGGGTTGAAAGAAATGGTTCTAAAAGCGCACATGATGTATTATTTAGTAGTCAAGGTATTCAAGGATCTTGGAATGATGATGAGGAAAGAGCTCGTAATGTATGGTTGAAAAGTAGAGGCAACAAAGAAATAAAAGAAGCAACTCGTATTTTAGCATTAGAAAAACAATTAGGATTTACAGAAAAACTTTCAGTTTCTAGTACAAAAAACGATCGTGATAATAATGATCCAGGAACTGTACCAGGAACTGCTGCAGAAACAGTTTTAGCAGTATTAAAACAAATTGCATTACGTATAACAAAACCAATAAATTATACAATTAATTGGAGTATTATACATCCAGACGGGTCTATTAATCCATATATAGTAGATCCAGAAATTGACGACGATCAAGATTAATAAATAAAAAGGTTATAATTATGAAGAATCATTGGCATTCTAACAATAAACAACGCCAAGCGGCGTATAAATACGGATATCGATCTGGCTTAGAATTAAAAGTTGCAGATCAAATTAAAGAATCAAAATATCCAGTAAATTATGAAACAGAAACTTTACAATACATAGTTCCTCAAAAGAATTCAAAATATACACCAGATTTTGTTTTTACAAAAAAGAATGGTAAAACAATGTATATTGAAACTAAAGGAAGATGGACTAGTACTGATAGACAAAAAATGAAAAATATATTGGCTTCAAATCCTGATATAGATTTGCGAATAATATTTCAAAATCCAAATCAGAAAATTTCTAAAGGTTCAAAAACAACATATGAATCATATGCATTAAAAATTGGTATTAAACATGTAGCAAAAAAAGAAATGCCAATAGAATGGTTAGCAGAGTGTTGTAAAGTCGACGAAAAGCCAACTATAACAAACTTTTTTAATTAATTCTTGGATCTTTCATATTAATTTCTTATTATAAAGAAAAAAATAAGATATGAAAACGTATATAATATTAGCATTAACAATTTTATTTTCTAATGCAAATTTTAGTCAATGTGTAGATCCATTTGGTAAACCATGTGATTATATTTATCAAGTAGGACAATTACCTACATATACAATAAGAGTTTTTAAAAATAATCGAAGTAAAAATCAATATTATAAATTAGTTGCAAAAGTTAAAAAAGTATATCCATATGCTCAAATAGTAGGACAACGATTATTAGAATGTGAAACCCAATTAGCATCGATGTCTACGGAACAAAGAAATATTAATTCTAAAAAATATTATAAACAAGTTGAGGATCAAATTAAAACTGAATTTGATAAAGACATGAGACGGCTAACAGTTTTTGAAGGACAATTATTAATTAAATTAATAGATCGTGAATGTTCTAGAACAGGATATAATTTAGTAAAAGATTTAAGAAATGGATTTACAGCATGGGGGTATCAGCAATTTGCTAGAATATGTGGTACTAATTTAAAAAAATCATATGATCCGCATGGTGACGATAAGGATATTGAAGAAATAATAACTTTTCTGATATAATATTATATTTATTAGTATATAGGATTATCAAAATGAATAAATTACAAACAAATATGCGAAGATTTCGAACTAAAAATTTGAATGAAGGATATGTTGATGTTGGAAAATTAGTATTTAGAAAAAAATCAATTGAATCATTAATAAAGGAAAAGGATCCTAAAAAAATGATGCAAATAGCAAAAACTATAGTAGATGATTTAGGAGGTACAGAAGAAGCTGAAGAAACTGTACTAGGAGCGTTAGAAACAACAGAACAACTAATTCCTGTAATTAAAGCAGCATTACCAAATAATCCAGAACCAGTTGATAAAAGAGTAATGATAACATTAGTAAAAGCATTAGCTCCTAACAAATATGAAAAAATTTATAAACAATTAATACAAGTAATTAAAAGATTAGATATAAATATAATATAATTAACTTGGATCTTTGAAAAATAATCATTATTTTTTTAATGTAAGTAATAAAAAGATGAAATCGTTTAATATAATGTATATTATTAAATGATGATTCGTTAGACCGATATAATTGTGTCTAACTATTAATATATAATAAACCAATCCTTTTGATCTTTCAGTAAATTTTCTTATAATAAATTAATATGAAGAACTTAAAACTACTTCAATTATTGGAATCTGTTCTAGGAAAAGGAAAACAAACATCTGGTGACAATATTGCATTTTTTTCGCCATTTACTTCTCATTATAAACCTAAATTAGAAATTAATATTAATACAAATTCAGATGGCCAAAATCCATGGCATTGTTGGATATCTGATAAAAAAGGAAGATCGATACATTCATTATTTAAACAATTAAAATTATCAAAAGATAAATTTGAAAAATTAAATAAAATAATTGAAAGATCTAAGTATAGAAATACTGCTAGTATAAAAGAAACTGAAGAAGTAATACAATTGCCAGATGAATATAAGCCATTATGGTTAAAACAAAATACTCCAGATTATCGTAATGCAATGTATTATTTAAAAACTAGAGGTATAACATTATTTGATATAATTAGATATAGAATTGGATATGCAGAATCAGGAGCATATTCTGGCAAAATTATTATTCCTAGCTATGATTCATCCGGTCAATTAAATTATTTTGTATCTAGAGCGTTTTATAAAAATGATCCATATAAACATAAAAATCCTAAAATATCAAAAGACATTATTGGATTTGAAATGTTAATTAATTGGAATGAACCTATTATATTATGTGAAGGCGCATTTGATGCAATCACAATTAAAAGAAATGCAATTCCACTATTTGGTAAAATAATTAATCCAATGTTACAAATAAAAATTATAGAAGAACATGTTAAAGATATTTACATATGTTTAGATCAAGATGCATTTAAAAACGCAATGGATATAGCAAAAACATTTATGGCAGAAGGATTAAATGTTTATTTTATAAAATTAGAAACAGAAGATCCTAACGAATTAGGATACAAAAAAATTACTGAAAAAATTCAAGATACTTACAAGTTTTCATTTGAAGAAATGATGACACTGGAAATAAACTCATTATGGAAATAAAAACACTAAAAACAAATATTCAATCAATTGATAAAATATTTCATATATCTGATATTCATATTAGGACATTAAAACGACACAAAGAATATCAAGAAGTATTTGATACATTATTTTTACATATTGCTCAACATGCAACGGATCAAAGTATTTGTGTAGTAACTGGAGATATAGTACATTCTAAATTAGATATGTCGCCAGAATTAATTAACATGCTAACAAAATTTTTTAATGGATTTCATATACCAACAATTGTAATATTAGGTAATCACGATATGAATTTAAATAATTTATATAGATTAGATGCTATATCGCCAATATTGGATGTTATTGATAATACAAATATATACTTTATAAAAGAAAATGGGTTATTTAAATTTGCAAACGTTGTATTTAATCATATGGCTGTTGACGTAGCTCCAAAAGACTATATTCAAGCTAAAGACTTCGATGCTCATTATAAAATAGCATTACATCACGGAGCTGTACATAACGCAAAAACAGATATTGGATTTCAAATATCAAATGATCATGTTACAATAGATTTATTTGAAGGACATGATTTAACATTATTAGGTGATATACATAAGCCTGCACAATTCTTAAACAAAGAAAAAACAATTGGATATCCTGGATCATTAATACAACAAAATCATGGAGAAGCACTTAATCACGGCATATTAGTATGGGATTTACCAGATCGCTGTTCAGAATTTATTGAAATAGAAAATAAATATGGATATGTAACCTTTGAGGTAGATAACGGTAAAATTATTAATTCTCCTAAACGTGTTCCTAATAAACCTAGAGTACGAATTAAATTTAATGATACTGATGCATCTGATATTAAAAAGTTAATTGCAACTATTAGAAAAAAATATAAAGTTCAAGATATATCTATACAACGATCTGCAAATCATATTGATAATAATCAAAATGGATCAATTGCAATTGGAAATGTTAGAGATGTAGAACATCAAAATAATTTAATAACAACGTTTATTGAAGATAATTATCCAGAAGCAGATAAAAAAGAATTAGATGCTATACGACATATTAATAGAACAATTAACTCAAAACTACCAGTATTAGAATCTGTAAGGAATGTAACATGGCATCCAATATCATTTGAATTTAATAATATGTTTTCATATGGCGAAAATAATAAAGTAGATTTTTCAAAATTATCTGATGTTATAGGATTATTTGCAGCAAATGCATCAGGTAAATCATCACTTTTAGATGCAATAACATATACAATATTTGATAAATGTAGTAAAACAAGTAAATCAAAAGAAGTTTTAAATAATAAAAAGTCTGGATTTAAAGGAGTATTTAAATTTATGTTAAACAATAAATTATATACTATCGAGCGAGAAGGAATAACATTAAAACATGGCCATGTTAAAGTAAATGTAAATTTTTATAATGAAGATCAAAATTTAAATGGAGAAGAAAGAAGTGATACAAATAAAAGTATTAGAAGATATTTAGGAACGTACGATGATTTTATTTTAACTGCATTTTCATTACAAGCAGATAATAATAATTTTATAGAAAAATCTCAAAGAGAACGAAAAGATTTATTATCACAATTTCTTGATACAACAGTATTTGAACAACTATATCATTTAGCATCAGAAGAAATAAAAGAAACTTCTGGTAAATTAAAAGAATATAAAAAAACTGATTTTGGTTTAATTATACGTGAATCGGATGATATAATTTTAAAAAATCAAGATAAAATTATTGAATTGGAAAAAGGAGATACTGATTTACAAGAATCAAGAAATAATCTACAAAATCAAATAGTAGAATTAATTGAGTCTAAACAACCAATGTCATATGATGGTCCAAATATTAAAAAACTACAACAAGATGAATCATCTTTAATTAAAGAAATTGAAGATATAGATGTTAATTGTAATTCATTAGAAAATAAAATTAACAGTAATAAATATAATATATCATCATATCAAACAACAATTAATAAAGATCAATACGAAAAAATATCAACCGAATTATCAGATATTATTAAGAAAAAAGATGTAATATCAAATGAAATAAGTACATTAACGAGTTTAATAACTTCACAAAAAAAGAAAATAGATCATTTAAAAACTCATGAATATGATCATACATGTAAATATTGTATTGAAAATATATTTGTAAAAGATGCATTAGAAGCAAAAAGATTACTTCCTGGAAATGAATTACAATTAAAAAATAAAATAGGAGCAGCTGAATTCTTTCAACAACGTATTGATAGATTAAATTCTTCAATTCATGAATATCAAGAAAAAATAAATTTAAAAAATAAAATTGAAAAATTAGAATTACAATTACAAATTTTAGAAAGCGATATACAGACAAAAGAATCAGAATTAGAAACTAATGCTGAGCGACAAGAATTATTTCGAAAAAATGAATCAGCTATTACATATAATGAAACTATAGATAAAAAAATAGAATCAAAAAAGAAATTAATTTCTGAAACTACGATGTTAATAAAAGATATTACAGATAAAATTAAATCAAATCATGGAGAAATCGAAGTTGCTAAAACACAAAAGAAAACAGCATTAGAACAATTGGATACATATAAACAATTGGAAACTGAATATAAAGCATATGAATACTATTTACAATCTGTAAAGCGAGATGGCGTTCCATATGAATTAATTAAAAAAGCGTTACCTAAAATTGAAACAGAAATAAACAATGTATTAAATCAAGTAGTAGATTTTAATATGGTTCTAAATACAGATGGCAAAAATATTAATGGGTATATTATATATGATGAAGATAATTTTTGGCCATTAGAATTAACATCTGGTATGGAAAGATTTATATCATCATTAGCAATTCGTGTAGCATTAATTAATGTTTCCGCATTACCAAGACCAAATTTTATAGCTATTGACGAAGGTTGGGGTAGTTTAGATAGAGAACATATTTCTGCAGTTACTAATTTATTTGAATATTTTAGAACTAAATTTGATTTTTCTATCATTATATCACATGTTGAATCAATGAGAGATATGGTAGATAACTTAATTGAAGTAAATAAGATTAAAAATTTCAGCCAGATTCTACATACATAATATTTATAAAAAAAGAATATTATAGTATGAAGAAAGCTATAGCTAATTTACAAAACCTAGATCGGTTAGATACATATATTACAGATACATCATTATTATCTCCTAATATATTTAATATTACATTTTTACCTGAAAAATTAACATTAGGTAAAAATTTATTTAAATTAAAAGGAGTACCTGATATATTTCAACCAGGTACTGATTTACAAATTGAAATTTTAGATTCTAACGGTAATCCAATTTATCATGAAGTAGTTAATAAAATTGATCCAGATAATTCAAGATTTATTGCAATTTATATCTATGACAATACTCCAAGTGGAGATTGTTTAATAACATTAGCTGCAACATTAGATTCATATAATAACGAATCAATTCCTGCAAGTTGGAGAAATATTGTTAATGCAAAATGGAGTGTAACTACTCCAATCGATACAAAATCTCCCAATGTAAATAATATTATATTTGATTCATTAAATTTACCCGAAGCAACCATTTCAGAACAAATTGGCGTACGTTTAGATAGACAATATAATAATACTCAATTTCCAATTTTTTCAGATGGATTAATTGAATTTGAAACCAAAGAAAATTCATCTATTGCAAAAATAACTGGAGGAGAATTTAGACCAGATATGGTTGGAGGAACATTAACAGTTACATCCCCAGTAAATCCTACACCATTATCAACTGTACCAACATCTTCTGCTAGAATATATTCTTCTATTATTAAAAAAGTATTAAGTAAAGATTTTATACAATTAGATAATAAATTTGTATTTACATTAAGTCAAAGTTTATCTCAACATCAATATACAAAATTTGATCAATCTTCATATACTATAGAATATGAAGCAGCTCCAAATTATATAGGTACCCAACATTCTGAATCATTTGCATTAACTGAAATTACAAAATTAGATCCATCAATTGGAGATATTTCAAGAATTAAATTATATATTAATAGTTCAGCAACAATTGGAACATTTGAATTAATTAATGATATTTTATTAGAACCAACTGAAATATTTGTAGATGCAACTGGATCGATATTACCAGATGTTGGAGTTGGGTTTTTTACATCTCAAAGCATTATTAATGAATATTGGGAATCACATACATATATTGGAAAAACAGAAGCTTCTGCACCTACATTAACATTTACAACAAGCTCATTAAATAATGCTGTTTCAATATCACCTTCGATTGATTATTCAAATAATGATAGTGTTTTAATATTTCAAACAAAAGAATCATTACCAGGAGTATTTGTAGAAAATTCTGAATATAAAATAATCTTTGACGCAATTGCAACAAAAAATTCTTTGAGTAATTTTCAATCTCCTAAACTTTCAATATATTTATCAGGATCATCTTTTTTTAATGATGTTGTAAATACATTAAATGGAGCTTTACCAGTATCATTAGGAAGAAAAATTGGTGAACTAGTAATTGATGCTAATCAACAGCGATTAGATGATCAACAATTTGTATTCAATGCGGATAAAACAGGTAATGGATCTTTATTATTTGTTATAGAATCTGGAGAATGGCAATTTTCAGACATTAGAACATTGACATCAGCTGAAAATGGATTTACAGAAAATTATACAAGATTTAGAACAGACATACCAGTAAAACATAAATCAAATAATGAATTACAATTTAAAATAGAATATTATAATATAGCTGGTGTTAAAAGTGAACATGAAACAATTATAGGAAATAAAGTATTTGAAGGAGGAAATCGTTATATCGACGGCGATTTTTCAATGTTAACTGGTTCATTAACCGTAGCAGATTCTTTAAATTCGGGTGTTGAAATTGTAGGACTTCAAAATACTGGATATATTAGATCATTAGGATATGAAGGATTTAATCAAGCAACTGGTTCTGGAGGAGGATTTTTATTATTTTCAGGATCTGCTTTACCACAACAGTCAGAAACATCATATAGCGGAGTTGGTTTAGAATTAGTTGCAAATGAAAATAATTTTTTTAAATATAGAACAGATCCTAGTATATTAGACATACATACACAAACATTCTTTTTAGGAAATGAAGCAACTCAATTCATAAGTGGATCTGCAGGACAATTAGAAATATCTTCTTCAGGATATCACATACAAAATAACGGAGATATTACAGCTTCTAGAATATTAATTGAAGGCGGTACTATAACAGATAATGTAACAATTTTAGGATCTGTCTCTGCTAATAGTATATTAACACCAGCAATAATTAATGGAAATCCTTCAAACGAAAATAATGCATCTTCATCAATTTCAGATCAAGGATTTGCAAGATTTGTATCTGCATCTATTGCAGGGTTTGTTGTTAATACTGAAGAAATAAAATCTGCAGATGAATCATTAAGATTAAAATCAGAAGGTCAAATAACGGCATCAAGAGTTTTATTAGAAGGAGGAACAATAACAGATGGAGTAACAATTTTAGGATCTGTTACAGCAAATAGTATTCAGACTCCAGCTACAATAGGAGGATCTCCTTCAACTCCAGCAAATGCATCATCTTCTATATCTTCTACTGGATTTGCATCGTTTAAATCTGCATCAATTGGTGGATGGGATATAACAACTGGTTCAATTGAAGGCGGCAATCTTATAATGAAACCTGAAGGTATATTACAAACAAAAGATTTTGCTAGTGGATTTAAAGGATGGAAAATATCATCACAAGGAAATGGTACTGCAGAATTTGAAAATGTAAGAATAAGAGGTACATTAAGAACAACTACATTCGAAAAAGAATCAGTTAATGCTATTGGAGGACAAGTTTGGGTTGCAAATGCAACTACAATAACAGGATCAGGAGTTACAGATACTGATACTACAATGTCAGTAAAAAATGCTAGCGGCTTTGCTATTAATGAAATATTATTAGCTAAAAAAGTTGATTCAACTGGATTTCAGACAGAATATTTATTAGTAGAGTCTGCTTCATTGGATGGAGACAATTCAAATGAAGATGAAGTATTTGGAAGAATATATGTACAAAGAGCATACGGACAAGGAACAACAGGAAATTTTGTTGGTGATTTAGCATCAGCAGCTCAATCATATGATGAAGGACAAGTAATTGTATCAACAGGTAAAATTGGAACTGGATATATTAAAATAAATGCAAATCCTAATGATACTGATACTCCATTTATTGATATTGTTGAAAGAACTGGTAGTGGATTATATGATGTACAATTGAAAGCAAGATTAGGAGATCTTAAAGGATTAGCTAATTCTGATAGAGTATTTGGTAATTCTAATCCAGGCTTTGGATTACAAACAGATAATGTATTTTTGCAAGGAGGTATTAGAGCCAATACAGGTTCTATTGGAGGAATACACTTAGAAGATAATAAATTATATATTGGAGTTGGAAATCATGCAAACACAGATACTGGATTTTATGTTGATTCTGGATCTAATTTTTCTTTAGGTGATAAACTAACATGGAATGGATCTTCATTAGTAGTAAGAGGACAATTAAGATTAGAATCTGGAGAAAATGTACAAGATGCTATAAATGAAGCTACTGCTTCAAATACAGCAAAAACGTTAGTTTTAACTGCAGATTCTCAAGTATTTGCATTTGATAGTGCTAGTGATAATACTGCAGATCCAACTACTATTATATTTAGTATAGCTCAACAAAATTTAAATGCTAGTATATCTGCTAGTAATATTACTATTACAACTCCTGCAGGAGCAGCTGTTACAAATTTTGATTTTGATACTGGAAGTGTTTCTCCAAATTCATCAGTACCACCATTATATAGTGGAGTAGTTAGTGGAAGTTTAACATTTGCTGGAGCTTTGGATGCTGGAGGATTGGCATCTACAAAAACAAATCTGCCAGTAACAATAGTTGCAACAAGAGATGGATTATCAGATACCACAACAATATTTAAAATACAAGGCGGTAGCTCAGGTTCAGACGGAACTGATGGAGTAGATGCTATCACAGCTTTATTAACAAACGAATCTCATACATTTCCAGCTAATTCTTCTGGAACAGTTTCTAGCTTTGTTGGCGGTACAACTGAAATGATTATATTTCAAGGTGTTACTAATGTAACATCAAACTATAGTTTTACCGGATCAAATACAGACGGAGTTACAGCAACTAGTTCTAGTAACAGTTTAACAGTTACTGGATTATCAAAAGACTCTGGTTCTATAACATTTACAGCTAAATCAGGAAGTACTTCTCTTAGTAAAGTTATGTCATTAGCTAAATCTAGACAAGGTTCTGATGGTACAAGTGGAGCAGATGCCAAATTAATATCAGTAACAACAGACTCACAAATATTTTCTTTCCCATCGGCTTCATCCAATGACGCAATTGACGATGATATATTAATAATAATTAATCATCAAAATTTAACTAGTTCACCATTGCCTTCAGATATAATATTAACTGATGCTGGTGGATCTACAATTTCATTACCTACAGATACATTTGTTTCATCATCTACATCAGGTACTGGTCAAGTTTCTGGTAGTATAACATTTAGTAGTACATTGGGAGCTGATAAAAGTAAATTGCCATTATCTATAGAAGCGTCAAAAGATTCTGTTAGTGATATAACTAGAATATTTAAAATTGAAGGAGGATCTTCCGGATCAGATGGTGTTAGTGGAGAAAGTGCTAAATCGTTAGTAGCATCCGTAGATTCTCAAGTATTTGCATTTGATAGTGCTAGTGATAACACAGCAGATCCATCAAATATTATATTTAGCTTTAATCAACAAAATTTAACAAGAGCATTAGCATCAACAGATGTACAAGTTAAAACAATTGGTGGATCTGGTATAACTGGATTTAATTTTGATAATAATAGCGTAACAAATTCAGGAGGTAATTTTAGTGGTATAACATCTGGTAGTATAGTATTTGCAAGTGCATTAGGTAGTGGAGGAGTAAATGCTGATAAAACAAATCTACCAATTACTATCACAGCTAGCCTAGACGATTTAACAGATACAATAAAAGTATTTAAAGTTCAAGGAGGATCTTCTGGATCTGATGGCACAGATGGTACAGATGCGGTAACAGCATTTTTAACCAACGAAGCTCATACATTTGCTTCATTAAATAACGGTACTGTTGTATCATTTACAGGAGGAACTTCGGATATGGAAGTATTTGAAGGTATAAATAATGTAACCTCTAATTATACATTTACCGGTTCTAATTCTGATGGAGTAACTGCGACAAGCTCAAGTAATAGTCTTACTATAACTGGAATGAGTCATGATAGCGGATCTGTTAATTTTACTGCAAAATCAGCGAGTGTTAGTTTAACTAAAACAATGACACTAGCTAAATCTAAACAAGGAACACAAGGATTATCAGGAGCCAATGCTAAATTATTAACAGTAACGTCAGACTCACAAGTATTTTCATTTCCATCTGCATCTTCTAATACTCCTATAGATAATGATATTTTATTTATAATTAATCAACAAAATTTATCAACAGAAATTGATAGCTCTGAAATTTCAATTACTACGCCAGGAGGCTCTGCAATAACCGGATTTACATTAGACGCTGACGTAGCAAATAATTCTGGATTATTTACAGGTGAAGTTTCTGCTAGCATTTCATTTACTGGTGCAACCGATGCAGGAGGATTAAATTCAGACAAATCAAATTTACCAATAACTATTACAGTATCATCTGGATCGTTGAATGACACAACAAAAATCTTTAAATTAGAAGGAGGAAGTTCAGGTTCAGACGGAACAGACGGAACAGACGGAGTTACAGCATTTTTAACTAATGAATCTCATACTTTTCCAGCAGATCAAACTGGTACAATTGCATCATTTGCTGGTGGCGAAACAGATATGGAGGTTTTTGAAGGTATTACAAATGTTACTACAAATTACACCTTTACGGGATCTAATTCAGATGGAGTAACTGCTACCAGTTCAAGTAACAGCTTAACAATTACAGGATTATCAAAAGATTCTGGATCTGTTAATTTTACAGCTAAATCTGCAAGTGTATCAATTACTAAGACAATGTCATTAGCTAAATCTAGACAAGGTCAATCTTCAATAACTGCATTTTTAACTAATGAGTCCCAAACATTTCCAGCTAATTCATCTGGTGTTGTTTCTAATTTTGCTGATGGAACAACTACAATGGAAGTATTTAATGGACTAAATAATGTAACTTCCAGCTTTGCATTTACCGGATCAAATACAGACGGAGTTACAGCAACTAGTTCTAGTAATGAAATACAAGTAACCGGAATGGCACATGATTCTGGTTCTATAACATTTACAGCAAAATCTGGATCAGGTGACGGATTAGTTTCAATTTCAAAAATATTTTCATTAGCTAAATCAAGAGCTGGAGTAGACGGATCAGGTGCAAGTGCCAGAATGTTATCAGTAACAACAGATTCTCAAATATTTTCATTTGCGTCTGCATCATCAGATATTGCATTAGATGATGATATATTAATAATAATTAATCATCAAAATTTAACTAGTTCACCATTACCAAGTGATATTACAATAAAAGATTCAAATGGTACTACCATAACAAATCCTACATTTGTTTCATCATCCACATCAGGCACTGGTCAAGTTTCTGGTAGTATAACATTTAGTAGTACATTGAGTAGTACTAAGAGTAAATTGCCTATAACAATTGAAGCCTCAAAAGATTCTGTTAGTGATATAACAACAATATTTGGACTTAATGGAGGCTCAGATGGTACTGACGGAGTAAATGGAGCAACTGCTAAATCATTAATAGCGTCTGTTGACTCACAAGTATTTTCTTTCTTAAGTGCAAGTGATAGCACAGCAGATCCAACTAGTATTATATTTAGTTTTAATCAACAAAATTTAAATGCAGCTATTGATAGTTCTGATATCACAATATCAACTGCCGGCGGAAATGTTACAAATTTTGATTTTAATAATAATAGCGTAACAAATTCAGGAGGTAATTTTAGTGGTATAGCATCTGGTAGTATATCATTTGCTGGAGCTTTGGATGCTGGAGGATTGGCATCTACAAAAACAAATCTGCCAGTAACTATATCAGCTACAAAAAATAGTTTAACAGATACAATAAAAATATTTAAAGTACAAGGTGGATCTTCTGGATCTGATGGTACCGATGGAAATGATGGTACTGATGCTGTAACTGCATTCCTAACTAATGAAGCTCATACATTTGCAGCACAAAATAACGGTACTGTTGTATCATTTACGGGTGGTGAAACAGACATGGAAGTATTTGAAGGTATAACTAATGTAACTTCTAATTACACGTTCACCGGATCTAACTCAGACGGCGTTACTGCAACAAGTTCTAGTAATTCATTAACAATTACAGGTATGAGTCATGATAGCGGATCTGTTAATTTTACTGCAAAATCTGCTAGTGTTAGTTTAACTAAAACAATGACTCTAGCAAAATCAAAACAAGGTACCGCAGGTTTAGCTGGAGCCAATGCTAAATTATTAACAGTTACATCTGATTCACAAGTATTTGCATTTCCGTCTGCATCTTCAAATGATGCTGTTGATAACGACATTTTATTTATAATCAATCAACAAAATTTATCAACAGAAATTGATAGCTCTGAAATATCTATAACAAATCCTGCAGGCTCTGCAATAACCGGATTTACATTAGATGCCGACGTAGCAAATAATTCTGGATTATTTACTGGAGAAGTTTCAGCAAGTATTACTTTCACAGGAGCTACAAATGCCGGCGGATTAAATTCAGACAAATCAAATTTACCATTAACTATCACAGTAACATCAGGATCATTAACAGACACTACTAAGATTTTTAAATTAGAAGGCGGTTCTTCAGGGTCAGATGGATCTGATGGCACTGCAGGATCTGATGGCGCTGACGCAGTAACAGCATTTCTTACAAATGAAGCACATACCTTTGCCGCAGATCAGGCTGGAAACGTAGCTTCTTTTGTTGGTGGCGAAACAGATATGGAAGTTTTTGAAGGCATTACAAATGTTACTGCAAATTATACCTTTACTGGTTCAAACTCTGAAGGAGTTACCGCAACAAGTTCTAGTAATAGTCTTACTATAACTGGATTATCACAAGACTCTGGATCTGTTAATTTTACTGCAAAATCTGCTAGTGTATCAATTACCAAAACAATGTCTCTTGTAAAATCTAGACAAGGGCAGTCTGCAATAACTGCTTTCTTGACTAATGAATCTCAAACATTCCCAGCTGCATCAAATGGAACTATATCTGACTTTTCTATTGGTACTACTACAATGGAAGTATTTGAAGGATTAACAAATGTAACATCTAGCTTTGCGTTTACAGGTTCAAATTCAGATGGGGTAACTGCTACTAGTTCTAGTAATGAAATTCAAATTACTGGTATGTCTCATGATTCTGGTTCTATAACTTTTACTGCAAAATCAGGATCTGGCGATGGATTAGTGTCAATATCAAAAATATTTTCATTAGCTAAATCAAGAGCTGGAGAATCTGGAAGTACTGCTAAAACATTAACATTGACAACTGATTCTCAAATATTTTCATTTTTATCTGCTTCATCTAACGATGCAATTGACGATGATATATTGTTTACAATTAATCAACAAAATTTATCAGGAACAATTGGAAGTGGTGATATAACAATATCAACAGCTGGTGGAGTTCCTACTCTTATTACTAATTTTTCATTAGATAATAACAGTGTTACATCTGGGACAGGAATTGTATCTGGAAGTTTAACCTTTACGGGAGCAACAAATGCAGGAGGATTAAATTCAACAAAAAGCAATCTTCCAGTAACAATTACTGTAACAAAAGACAGCTTAACAGATACAACTAGAATTTTTAAATTAGAAGGCGGATCATCTGGATCAGATGGAGCTGCTGGAGCAGACGGAGCTCCTGCGGTAACCGCATTTCTTACAAATGAAGCTCATACATTTCCTGCAGATGTTAATGGAACTATTTCTAGTTTTACCGAAGGTAGTTCATCAATGGTTGTTTTTGTTGGACTTGAAAATTCAACATCTAGTTTTAGTTATTCAAAAACAGATAGTACAGGAGTTACCTCAACATTATCTGGAACAGATGGAAATATAATAGCTATATCTGCCATGGCTCATGATTCTGGATCTGTTGATATAACTGCAACTAGTGCAAGTGTTAGTGTTACTAAAACAATGACTCTAGCAAAATCAAAACAAGGTGCTCAAGGAACCGCTGGAGCAACTGGTGCTACTGGTCCCAATTTTGATTTTTTAACTGGATCTATATCTGAAATTAATACTCAAGGAGGATTAAATGCAGGATTGTTAATGACTTCTGATGTATTAGGATTTCATGGTAATATTTCTGCAGGAGATGGAACCAATGCAAAAGTAACTGACTTTATATCATTTTTAGACTCATCTGGTAATTTCTTTATAGGATCACAATCATCAGGACATTTTGCATATTCTCAAGCAACTGGAGAATTATTAATAAGTGGATCAAATGTTGATATAAGAACTCCTAAATTCTTTTTAGGACAAGAAAATGTACAATTTATATCTGGATCTGATGCAAAAATAGAAATATCATCATCTAATTTTCATTTAACTCCTGAAGGCAATGTTACCATGTCTGGAACAATCACAGCAACAGCTGGTACTATTGGAGGATTTGAAATAACTGATGCTCAAATTAATTCTTCAAATAATAATTTAATATTAAAATCGTCTGGCCAAGTTACTGCATCTACTTTATTATTAACTGGAGGATCTGTTGCTGGTATGCCAGTTAGTTCTGATGAAATATCAGTAGGAAGTGTTTTAAAATTAAAAGACTCTGGACAAATTACTGGATCTAAAGTATTATTTAGTGGTGGTACTATTGGAGGATTTGATTTAACATCAACTCAAATTAATTCTACTAATAACAATTTAATATTGAAAGATTCAGGTCAAATAACTGGATCTAATGTGTTATTCGACGGAGGTACAATAGGAGGATTTGATTTAACATCTGGAGAATTACGAGGAGGAATTGAAAATCAAGCATATGTAAGTCAATCTATATCAATAACACTTGTTTCTGGAAGCTTTCAAGGTCAGGTTCAAAATAATAAATCCAATATTGGATCAATTTCTCAAATTAACACTAATGCTACATCTTTTGAAGGAGTTTTAGATCCAGCAACAATTATAAATACTACAACTAATCCTAGTGCATCTGAAAATGTTTTTGTAGTTGCTTTTGCTGAAGGTGCGTATGTTAATGCGTTTACTAATACTGCAACATCTGCAGCAACTAGCATAGCTAAAGTAGCTGGATTTTCTAATTTAGAAAGCGGTCCTGTTGCATTTACTGCAGTATCATTAGACGGATTTACAGGAACTTTAGTAGATACTTGCAATTTCAATTTTATTGTTGCTGATGCAGCAATTCCGGTGACCCCAGCCCTACTTAGCCCATCATCTGGATATGAATCATCTTCAATTGTAAATCATAATTTAACTAGAACACTTACAAAAATAAAATTAGATTCTGATAATAGATCAATATCAATTAATACTTCTAGTTTTGGAGATGATGGAATACAACTAGAAGTAGATTCAAATACAAATCGTCCAAGATTTTTTGCAGGATCTAATACTGGAAGTTTTTTCAAATATGATGGTACAGATATTGCAATTTCAGCTTCTAATTTTAGTGTACTAGACGGAGATATATCTGCAAATCGAATAGAATTAGCAGAATATTCTAAAGCTGATTATTTTGTATTTAAATTAATAACAATAACAGAAGCAACATCAGGATCTTATTTTGAAGAATATACTTTAAGTGGCGACACATATTATAAATTAGTGTTAGATGGATCTAACGGTGGATCAATAGCACAGTCTGTTAGAATAAACGTAACTCCAGAATATCCAATTGGAATGATTCAGCCACCTGTAAAATTAAATAATCAAGGACATGAAGTAACAATTGAATCTGGAATTGGTACTGGAATTGGTTATTCATCAAAAGTTGCAGTTAGTGGAAGTAATATATTTAGTTACGGATTTTCAGCCGACAATGATGATTGGTTCAATCAATTATTTCAAACTAGAGTTTATCCAGCTGGTGGAAGTACTACATATGGAGGCGGTAGCGTAGGAGATCTAGGAGCATCTGCTGGTCGTGTAATGGTGCAAAATATAGGTCAACGATTTAAATTTGTTAGATCAGCATTTGATTTTAGATTATTAGGAATATCAAGTTATGATACTACAGCAGATGGAAACTTTAATTCACAAGGATTAATAAATTTCTTTTCAGGACTTCGTGCAAGTAATGGCCCTATAGGAATTGGAATTACTGGTACCAACAAAATGACTGCGGGATATGCTCTAGAAGTTAATAATATTGTTGATAGAGCTGGAACTACTACCGATGATGCATATTTTCATGGAAATATTAAAGTAGATGGAGGATTTAAAGATTCATCAGGAGACTTAGGATCTTCCGGTCAAATATTATCATCTACTGGTACTGGAACAAATTGGATAGCTAACTCCGGAGGAGGCGGTGGCGGATCTGGAGATATTGAAGGCGTTACTGCCGGCAATGGATTAACAGGAGGCGGAACTTCTGGAACAGTTACT